TCGTCGATATTTCCGGCATGGTCAAAGCCGATAAAACCCCAGTCCTTCTGAGCCATCAATCATATTCTCTTGACTCTGTGCTTGGCATGACCAGCACTGTAAGCGGAGACAACGAGATAAAAGCAACCGGGCAGATTATGGCTAATAATGAAATATCCAGTCAAGTGCTTACGCTTGCCAAAAATGGATTTGTCTTCCAAGCGTCTATTGGCGTTGAGGTCAAGAGGTACAAGGACATTGATGCAGGCGAATCAGTTGAAGTGAACGGGCGAACAATTGATGGCCCATTTACGCTGATACAGGCAAGCCGGTTGCGCGAAATTTCTATTGTGCCGTTGGGAGCAGATTCTGACACGGAAACTGCAATCGCGGCGGAGAAAAAAATAGGTCATAACACTAATCAACAGGAGAGACAAATGACCACAGAAAAAATAAAAGAGACTCCGACCGCCGAACAGATTAGAGCGGACGCAGTCACAGAGCAAAAACGCATCCTGACTGTTCAGGCGGCGGCTAAAGAATACCCTGACATTTCGGCTAAAGCCGTTGAGCAGGGATGGGATGAAAGTAAGACAAAAAGCGAAGTTCAGGCTGCTAAAGCCGTTGAGCAGGCTGCGCATATTGCCAAGCTGGAAGCCAAGATCAAGGCTGACGAAGAAACTGCCAAACGACCGCAGTCTCCGAAAATCAAGGGCGAACGTGCTCCTGTTAAGGATGCCCGCGTGATCGAAGCCGCCGTTGCATTGCGTGCTGGACTCAAAACCGCTGAAAAGCGCTATGATGCCGACACACTGAACGCTGCCGAAGACCTTCACATTCATAGCATCACCGACTTGGTGAAAGCATCATGTGCGATGACTGGAACCCGCCTCGAAGCATCAAGGCACGAGACTCGCGAGTTCTTGCAGGCCGCATTCAGCACCCGCAGCATCGCCAACATCCTGAGCAATCTTGCTAACAAGTTTATCCTTGAAGGCTACGGAGTGGTTGAACAGGCATGGCGCTCGGTTGCCAATATTCGCCCTGTGGTGGATTTTAAGGCCAACACCGGCTCGCGGCTCGTTCTCACGAACCTGCTCAAAGAGCTTGGTCCTGGCGGCGAAATCGAGCATGGTGAATTGTCTGATGAAGCACGCACAGTGCAGGCTGATACCAAGGCAATTATGCTTGGTGTAAGCCGAAAAGATATCATCAACGATGATCTTGGTGCGTTGACTGATCTGCCCCGGCGTCTTGGATTTGCGGCTGCCCGCACGTTCAACGTGGACTTCTGGGCAGCCTTCGAAGCGGCTGTTGCGGCCAACTTCGAGACCGGCGGCACCAAGAAGAATCAGCAGCTCGGCACTCTGAGTCTGGCGACCCTGAAGACGGCTGAAAAGCTGTTCTTAGAGTTGACTGATGCAGATGGCAATCCGCTGGGAACGGAAGCGA